TTGCCGAATATCACTGCATTAGTGAGGTCTAGCACCATAACCTATGTTGACCCAACGCTTTCCGATCTTCAAAGAGAATGGAGAGCAGAAGATATACGTCTTCAATGGGGAGCTTTAAAGCCACTTCTATTTCGTGGAACTGATGGTGTGACCCGCCAATTCTACGGTCGCCCAGGTAAATTCACTTACAAAATGCATCGACAAATTCAAAGCGAATATTACCAAGTAGTTGCTGAATTTCGTCGAGCAGACACTCTTTGCTACTCAGATACGGAATACTATGTGACACTTGGCAATTCACCAGCAAACTATGCAAGAGTGCGCGGTGATGCTCCATCTTGGGTTCGATTCATTATTAATGGCCCTATTCAAAATCCAGTGATTGACTTTGGGACACAACAGATTTCATTAAATACCACTATTCCATCAGGAAAAGCTGTAGAAATCTCAAGCTATCCTTGGTCACGTCGAATAATCAATAGCGACGGTCTTTCACTGGCGGCGTATAACACCAGCCCTGATCCGTATTTGGATAGAATCAAATTTCACCCTGGTGTAGTGACTCAAATGTCTTGGACCGGAACGGGTTACAACGGTTCGACTTCAGTAAGGCTTTTTTGGCATGACGCATATCAGGTGATGATGTGACCAACGAGAAGTATTACGATAGATTTCATTTCGTAATTGAGGATATTCACGGTAATATTCTTGCGCGTGATCTTCAGCCACAAAATGCAAAAGTGGTCCGAATACTAAGTGGCCCTTCGCAAATCGAATTCAATATTCATCCTAAAGACCCATCCGTTCAACTTCCAAATGGAAGTGGGCCAATTCAATTCAAACCTTGGGGTCAATGGGTCCACGCATGTAAATATTTAGCTGATGGTACTGAAAAGGTATGGGCGAGTGGGATAGTCCAGCCGTCTGACGTTGACCCCGCCAGCGGGATAATGACTCTGAAAGCGGAAGGGTTCAGCAACTACGCGAAAGGTATTCCGTGGCTTGAGAATTGGAACCCAATTGCAGTAGACCCGTTTGAAATCGTGGTTCGTATCTGGAACCATATTCAAAGCTATCAAAACGGAAATCTTGGAGTTAGTGTTTATCCCACTACGTCTGGGATGCAAATGTTGCCTGGATTCTCTTTCAACAACGAGGAATTCGTGCAGGATTTCTTTGCGATATTTATTCGTGAAGTTGACATGATTGACTGCGGTGACTATATAAACAAGCTGGCTAGAGATATTCCGTTTGATTATTTTGAAGAAAGTGCTTGGAACCCTTCAAAAACGGGTATTACCAAGAAGATTCGGCTAGGTTATCCGTTTGGTGGTGTTGACCAAACGGATTTGATTTTCAGAATGAATGAAAATGTAACCAGCGCAACGCCAAAGGTAGAGGTAGAACAGAATTGGTTCTCCGATATAACCATTAAGGGATTTTTCCCTGGAAAGCAGTACAGCGCAACGCTTTCCAACGCCGATCCTGACCGTTTCCGGCGGGTCATGAATGAGACTGATTTGCATGTAGATTCAAATGAAAGAACTGCTGCATGGGCACATAGGCTCTTGACACGCAGGCAGGTTCCGTATTATTTTGAGGCGATTTCAATTGACCCATATCATCCAAATGCGCCATTTGGAGAATATGATGTGGGAGACATTGTGCGAGTACAGGGTCCAAGTGCTTGGCATGGAAATATTGACCAAAAGCATAAAATCATGATGATAGCTTGGGATGAAGCGAAAAATGCTGTTGAGCTTAAACTTTTGGCAGAGGGTGCATTTAGTTACGATCCTATCGTTTACATTGAGCCAGAAGAGGTTTGATAAATGACAGGGTTTGGACCGCCGCAACCCGCCTCCGTGGAATCGGGCGCATTACGCCAAATTGATTCCAGCACAAAGACTTTCGTCAATAAAGACTTTGTAAAGAATATGGCGTGGCTGAATCAATCAGTAGATACGCTTTCGGCTTATACACAAAAACTTCAGGCTGGTGTAGACAGCGCAAATAAGAATGTCGTAGACCAAATTCAAGGTGTAATTGCCGACATTTTCGTGCTAATCGCTGGCGGGGAACCGACCGGAATTGACTTGGGAGACTTGAAGTATATTCTCCAAGCGATTGGTTCTTTGTTTGGCATTAACCCAAATACTCCATTTCCCTTGAATCTCATTGAGGCAATTGGTCATATGTTTGACCAATTTATTGTTCCGTTGCCTCAATTCACTGACGTAATTTTTGATGCAATTCTGGCTTGGGCTGTCTCGCTTGGGTTTTCAGAAGAAGCTGTTGATGCAATTCGGGAATTCGATGATGCGGTAGTTGACCTTTATCATGGAATTGACGATACATTTGATGTAATTGGTGACATGTTCACCGCCATTTTCAAGGCTTTTGGTTTGGGGACCGGCGGCATCAATCTCTCTGGGCTAGAAGGCTTTTGGGCCGCTATCAGCAGTTTTCTGGACAACATTCTTGAGGGTCCAAATGAATTGCTGATGAATGTTCTTTCCAACATCGTTGTATTTATCTTCAAATCTCTTACTTGGCTGGTCAAATTCATTAACCCATCAAACCTTTTGGGTTCAACCGGCATGAGATTCATTGGGCCACAACTAGTTCCAGACGTTTCTGGAAGTACAGTTGATTGGACTGTCGGTTCTAACATAAATACTGGTTGGGTTTTCGATTCTACTGTTACACATACCAGTGCAGATCAAATCAATACCGGAATTAATACCGGCTGGTGGACCGTTCCTCATTACACCACCGACACGTCACCAGGGTCTTTTAAGACAATCGGAAATGGTGTAGCGAAAAGGGTTCTCACACAAGAGATTACGCCCACTATACCAGGAAAAAGTTATTTCCTTAGTGGGTATATAAAATGGAGTTCAATTCCAGTCAATGAAGATACCGTCGGTCCATGTCTCGTATTCTATTCTGGCGCAACAGAAGTTACGCAAACTAACGTAAATCTTCCACAGGGTCACGGCGCAACTGGTGATTGGGTCAAAATCAGTCAAATAATTGTTGCGCCACAAAACGTAGATGGTTTCAAAATTGGTTGCCGAATTACTCCATCTTTTAATTCGGGAACCGTTTGGATAGATGACATTTCATGTACCGGGGAACAATCGCTGGGAGCCGGTATCGCACAAGGGATTTTGGACTTTCCGCGAAATCTAGTCTCTGGAATTATTGACTACATTGATGGAATAGTTACATTTTTCTTTGGCGAGAACAACATTCTCAGTAAGGTTCTCGCAAGCATTATTCCAGGTCTTGATGCAACGGTCATTACCACCGGAAAATTTGCTCAAGATATGATTGATGGTTTGGATTCTGCAATTCAAGCTATTTGGGATGGAATCAACGGTGTCATAACCGATTTGGGCCAGCTTATTCATGATCTTTGGTATGACCCGATTGGTACAATTGGTCAAATCGGTCAAAACATGGTTGAGGGACTGAGTACTGCCCTAACAAATTTGGGTAACGGAATCTCTGATCTGGTAAGCGATTTGGGACAATTGCTTTATGACCTTTGGAATGACCCGGTTAAGGTAATTGCAAATTTGCTAGCCTCTATGATTCCCGGTTTGGATGCCAGCAAGATTATCAGCGGTCAGCTTGCTCAGGATATGGTCAACGGATTGACCACTGCCCTAACGGATTTGGCTAACGGAGTAAATAGTGCGCTAACAAATCTTGGTCAGCTTCTTTATGATCTTTGGCATAATCCAATTGAAGTAATTGCCAATCTCGCAGCCGTCATGATCCCTGGTCTGGATGCAAGTAAAATCACCAGCGGTCAATATGCAATGGAAATGGTTGCGGGACTTAATGATGCGTTGACTAATCTAGGTAATTGGGTTCAGGACGTAATCGACGCGGTAATCGGCGGCCTCACCGGAATCCCAATCGTCGGCGGGGTAATTCAAGGAATCATTGATGGAATTGAAAGTCTGTTCAATGGTTTGTTCGGTCAACCTGCCCCGGCGGCAACCCTTGCGGCACAAGCGGTTCCGGCTTTAGATGCGTCAAAAATTCAAACTGGAACTTTAGATGCAACAATTGTTCCCGCTTTGGATGGAGCAAAAATTCAAACGGGAACCGTTGCAGCAGATCGTATTGCGGCGCTTGATGCGGCAAAAATTCAGACCGGAACCTTTGGTACAACTCGTATTGCAGACAATGCAATTACAAATGCAAAAGTCAATGATCTTTCTGGCACAAAAATCAATACCGGCACGGTAGCCTCGAATTACATTGCGTCCCTTGATGCTGCGAAAATTACTACAGGTCAATTCACTAGCACTCAAATTCAAGACAATGCAATTACAAATGCAAAAATTAATAGCGGTGTTGACGCTGGAAAGCTAACTACTGGAACACTCCCCATTGATCGTGTTGCAAATAATGCAATTACAAATGCAAAGATTAATGATCTTTCTGGTTCAAAAATCAACACTGGATCAGTTAATGCGAATTACATTGGCGCACTTGATGCTGCGAAGATCACTTCCGGCCAATTCACTAGTGCTCAAATTCAAGATAATGCGATCACGAATGCAAAGATTAATGCTCTTGATGCTGGAAAGCTAACTAGCGGAACGGTTCCTGCTGCTCGTTTACCATCTGGACTTGGTGCAGTCGGTTCAGGTATTAAATGCTTGAGAACAACTAACGCCGGATCGTACACGACACTTTGGAAACTTGGTGCAGGAGAACGTCTTCCAACTGGGTTTTATGATTCGATCCCATCTAACACTAGTGATTTGCAAATTATTAGCGAATATATAGATGGTGCTAATAGAATTGGCATAAAAACCCTCAATGAGGGATGGTACATGTTTGAAATAGGTTTTGAATTGCGTGGCGGTGCCGATCTTGTTAAATACACTTACAGTTGGAATTTGAGTCCTGGTTATTGGCTTAAAAGAGCTTCTGGTGGAACACCTGACGGCACAAAGCCTTATAAATTTGGAACTTCTGGTGTACATGTTTGTTGGCTTTCGGATATTGGTTGGGGAAGTGATTATGCCCAATCATCATTCATAGAGTACATGTATGCCAATGATATTATTTACCCTGGATATAAATGGACAAGATCAGATTCAGGTAGAAGTAGTGACACGATCATTAAAGCCTCAACTTATGAGGATGGGTTCTATGGCACCTACTTTAGTATGTCATTGCTAAATAAGAGCTTGGCGTAACGAAAAGCGTTGCGCCGCAACAGAAAAGGAAAGAAAAATGGAGAATGTTGAAGTTCGTATTGCACCGGATGGTGAGTCGATTGCTATTCGGAGTGAAAATCCCGCTGACGCTTGGAATGCTTGGGGAGTAATTCATCGTCGTCACGGCGGGCATTGGGCCAAGACCGAGCAGGTTACTGATGGATGGGTGAGAGTTGTTGCGACAGAGCCAGTTTCACCGCCAGAACCTGAGGCGTAAATCATGGTTCAGGTTGGAATTGAAAGCGAAAACGGTTGGCGTCCAGCTAAAGTCAGTGCTGAATCTTGTGTTTGGGTAACCGTACCAGGAACAAAAGTTAGGTTGCAGCTTCAAAAGGGTTTGCCCGCAACGATTATGGCTGCATTTGCAGCAGATTTCAATGCATTTGTTGAACCGCTGCGTGACCCTGATTCTGCAAGCTGGACACCAACGAATTCTGTTGCTACGTCCAATCATTTGAACGCTACTGCAATGGATTTGAATTGGAACACCCATCCATTTCGGGTTCGTGGTACGTTCAATTCGGCGCAAATGAAGGTAATTCGTGAACTATTAACGTTTTACGAAGGCACTATTTTTTGGGCTGGTGATTGGACTGATCCAATTGATGAAATGCACTGGCAAATGGGTTATGGCACATGGAATAATCCAGCCGTTGCTAATTTTGCAAAACGAAAAATTCGCTCAGACGGTTTTTCGACATTCCGGCGGGGAGTCATTCCTGCCAAACCTAAGGAAGAACCAAGTGCCACAATGGGATTGACGCAAGAACAAGATCGTTTGTTACGAGAATTGCACGCGGCATTACTTTCGCCGGTCAGTTCAGGGGCAAGATACAAAAATGATGGTGAAGGTCCGATTTGGACTCGCGCACAATTGATTTCAAACATTGATGCGACAATGTATGATTCTGCCGTCGAAAGGCAGGCAATTTTTGGAAATGAAGAGTGCATCAAACTTGTTCAGAGACAAGCACTTTCGGGTGACAAATGGGCACAGATCATTTTGAAGCGAATTCCAAAGGAGTATCTGACTCTTTCGGTTGATGAGATAATGGAAAGGATTGAAAACCAATGAGTAGACATGCTAAGCCCGAAGTGCTGGTAGAACCTACGAATGGTGTTCTGCCACTTGGCAATTTGAAGTCAATGGAGAATTGGCGAGCGTTTATTCATCAGATAACGCCAGTCGTGGTCACTACTCTTGTTGGTATTGGAGTAGTCACGAATAACCAAGCGGCACTTTGGATTCCGCTATTCTTTGCAATTCTTGATCCAATCTTGAGTGTAGCTAACACCACGAATAAGATTCGTAAGATTATTTACGGCGTGGCGGGTTTGGCTCAAAGTGGTTCTCTCGCAGCAGGTTTGGCGACTCTTACTGAATCCGGCGGTCATGTCGCTCCGATTGTTGGTGCTACATTGACCGTATTCTCAACATTTTTGAGTCGGTTCTATACGCCCACTACTACTATTGTCCCAGTTGCGAATAAGCCTATTGGTAAGAATATCAACAAGCCTATTAGTGATTCAGACAACGATATGCTGAACGTTGTGTGAAAACCTATGTCAGACAGGCTTTCTCACACAAATGAATTCTTTAGTAAAAGCTGGAGAATAATGGCGTTTCAGCCTGTGCTTTCATTCTTTATTTTTGGTGTTACAATTAGGTTGTGGTTCAATCAAACTGAGCCACCTAATCTTAAAGATCATGTATCTGAGAACTTTTATGGTATATGGCTTTTGTTGGGTGCATTCAGCCCAATTCTTTTGTTATGTGCCTGGTTGCTGATTAAAAGGACAAGTGGCCGTTGGATTTTCGTTGGAACGTGGTTGCGACTAGCTGCTGATATTGGAATATTCACGAATGTTATTACCTACCACCTTGTTTCATTGGATGGTAGAACAGAATCAATTTTGTATTCTCGGTATATTATTGGTTCCGTGTTGTTTTTCTGTGTCATGATAATTGTTAGAGACATTTGGACAATTATTGCTACGGAAAAGCTTGCGACACAAATACATTCGGAGTCTAATCAATGAGTGAATCAGGAAACTTTATCGTTGCACTCATAACGGGCGGTCTAGGTGCAGCTTTAGGTTCTATAGGCACAGCAATTGTTCAAACTGTATCTAAGAAAGGAGAGGCGAGAGCTATTGCGGCAGAACGAGTTACAAGTGCTGCCGGTAATTTAGCTGATAGATTGGATCGTCTGAATACAAAACTTGAAAAAGAGAACATTCAGATGCGAAAAGCGTTGGTATCGTTATGCGAAGCGGTCGAGGATATTCTCGACGTGGTAAATGAGCCTGCCGTAAAAGAAAAGGTTCAAGAAGCCATCAATTCTGCACGAATTGCGTTTCGCTAGAAGCACTTTCAACCCCTAAGGATACAATCGTGAGAATCAAGAGTTCCAAAAACGCTATTTCAGAGCAACTCTCGCTATTTGGTTTGAACCCAACTAGAACTATGCGGCATCAACCCGCTGGTCAAGTGATGATTGATCTACTTGAAATCGCTTATCCACCAAAGGAATTGAAAAGATGACAGAAAGTGTGCCTACCGGAGTCCCGCTGGTCGGGCTTCAAATGGACAGTGAGACAGCACAATACGTTGGAATGTTAGAAGGTACGATTGCCGCCCTGGTGGTGAATGAGTGTAAGTATCGCACCTTACTTGAACTGTTGACCGGCGATTCATGGGAAGCGACGAAAGTTGATACCAACCCTAATGCCCTTATGGCACTTGCTGTTTCATCATTGGTACGTCAAACAGGTATAGACCCAATCAAGGCAAAAACGCTGATTTCGCAGCGTTGGGCACAACAGAACGAACCTGTTAGTACGGTTGTGCCACAAGCGATTCCGGTCAATCAAATGATTAATTCAGAATCCAAACCAGTGCTGAAACAGACTATGCAGGAACGGTTTTCAAGCTGGAAACGTAAACAGCTTGAAGCTGTCGAAACCCTGGAAACCTCGCCACTAGTGGCGAAGTACAACGTAGATAACAGCACTAACCCGCCGCATCTAGTCCCTAAGGTTGGCGGGTCCGATCCGGCGGCATAAAAATTTCCGGTACAGGCGTACCAAAAAATCGACTCGCCCGTACCGGATTTTTTATTCCAAGTTCAAGATTCGCAACTTACAATTTGTACGCTAACAATCAGAACTAGAGATTCATAATTTGTGATTTGTATTTAGGTGTTCACGATTGAAGATTCTGAATTTCAAATTTGTACGTTCTGTCTCACGATTGAAAACTTGTACATCTAAATTCTTGATTCTAGATTTGTACGTTATGAAACCGGAATCTCAATTCGTGGTTTTTTCAAGCACGAATTTCAATTCGTTAATTTTTCTTCGTGTATCAAAAGTGGTACAAGCGTACCAGAAAAAGTGGTACAAAATGAGAACCGTTGGGACGCAACACTTTTCAAACGCGATTTCGGCTGAAAGTTGTTGTGGCACAATGAGTTTCATTAGTTGCAAATTCAATTAGATATACGAATCAATTCTAAGCCACGTTTTGAAAACAAGGTACTATAGGTAAGGCAAAAATAAGCGTGGCTTACAGAGCCATACAGAGCCAATTTTACTGTTCTCTTAAGAAAAAAGCCGCAGATCAGAACCTGTGAGATAGATCACATGCCTGACCAGCAACGATGCGTTTGCTAACCCTCCTAAAAGCCCTGGTCAAAGAGGTGGTTTGATATAATGGGTTTTGGAGGGGTGGATTCAAAATCGACTCTTACCAAGTTCTTAGAAAACTACATAGCGGCGGCGACACGAACCAGATTGATACGTTCGTATGGCGGCACGGCTCCAGTCCCGACAATGGCATCTTGCCTAGGGACGCAGTAGTGGACACCGACCGACCCAGCGAATTGACGTGTGGCACAAGGGATTTCGCGACGATGTGGGACCGAAATCCATTGTGCCAGTGAGCAATTCACAGCATTATTCAATCCAGGCGTGGCGGGGTTGGCCTAGAACCATCCCGCAAGATGCAACGTCGAGAAGACGTAGTGGAGCCGCCGGTGATGTAGACCCTACGGGGAAAAATTGAATGCAGACCAGACCAGAACCAGGGGAGAATCGCGCCCTGGTTGGAAGAGA